GACCGAACTCATCAAGTAAGTCGGCATCATCGAATGTGAAGTCAATGGTTTCATCTAGTACATCGGACTCTACATCAAATTTGGTTAATGATACGGAGTCGATAGTACAATTCTTCAATACGGTTGTTTGAGCACCGATTGAACTTGCTGGATCATGGTTTGTAACCATAAGGTCGAAGTAAACAGGTACACCAGTTTTGATATACTGAATTGCCATTCTCCTAAATAATGATGTGGCATAATAAATCGTCATTGTACCAGTTCCATTCCAACCATTTGGTTTATGCTGAGTACCTCTTTTACCTAGAGTCTTAACTTCGGTTTTGAGGATTTCGCAAGTAGCATCTAGGTCTTTAGCATAGAATAACTCTTCGATTGTAGACGAACCGTCTTGGTTTCGAATAGTCATTTGAGCAGTTGCCTCTTGACCTGAAATTGTATCGCCTGCTTTAAAATAACTCATTTAGAATCCTCCTCTCTATTAACCTACTGTAACCGTCATATACATCTTTTCCATGCTATCTACAGGTTGTGCATATAAACCAACTACAACACTATCTACCTGCTCTCCTGGTAGCACGTCAACATCTGTAGGTCCTTCAAAGTTCTGAACTGCATTCATAGCCTGTAAATCTTCCATCATTTTAATTATATGGGATTTATACAGATTACGACCGATTGAATTATTATCAACTTTACCTTTAAAGTAAACGTTGAATATATAGGAAGAATTAGTTGCGATAGCATCCAAGCATCTGATTACTCTATTCTTGGAGAATGAATAAGGTTTCTCAGTTGTGAATGTATGCAAACTGTTAATATCTTGCTCTACAATAACTGCTCCATCTTGTCTGTAGCTTAATACGAATCTACCTTCAGCAAGAGCATCTTCTATTTCGTTATCGTCAAGAGCGTTGATAATCTTAGTAGCGTTTGGAACCACTCTACCGGTGTTGCTTTCGTTAATGTTAGCACCTGCTGTGATACTTGCTACCCAAACTGGGAATAAATTAGTACCTACTGTATCTTCACCTGCTACAAATCCTTGATTAACACAGATAATGCCCTCATGGTCTGTAGGTGTCTCTGCATAGACAACAGCCTGAACTTTCTTATCTGTATTGTCTCTAAGATGTGTAATATTAGTTGCGATGATATTTACAAGAGCAGTATCATCGGATTGAATTGCCATGCATTGCCATGACTCATTCTTAATCAGGTTAAAGAATTCTGTGTAGTCAGATGTTAATTCACCATTAGTACCACCTGCTAAAGTTACACCTGAGGTAGCTTTTAATGTTCCACCCTCAATAGCTTCAAACTCTACAAAGTCAGATTCAATGTCCTCTAACCCGGCTAGCGTTGTCACTGTGAAGGTTTCTTTGGTTACCCCATTAAATAATACATTAACATTGAAAACGCCGTCTGCGCCAGAATCAACGGTGATAGCAAGGTTGTTACCAGTGCTGCCTTCGTACTTAGCAGTTACATTAAACGAATCTTCCAGAGTTCCACTAGCTTTGATACCATTTATATTAGCTCTGTAAAGTAATGCTTTGTAGCATCCTGCTAATGCAGTTCTGAAAGGTAAACTAGCTTGAGTATCATATACAGTACAACCTACTTTGGCTAGACTTTTACCGTCTAATAAGTCGGAACCGTATAATTCAATTAACTCACCTGTAGGTCCCCAAGTCATTGGAAGTGCTACTGCAACTACACCTCTGGTAGACATGACCCCTAATGGCTTAGACTTTGCTACGAAATTAATGTATGGACCTGGTCTTCTCTTATTTTGAATTATCCACTTTCCACCAGCTGCCATTCTGTTTTCACCCTTTCTATAATTATTTAATTCTGCTTCCGTAAGACATATCGTTCATTCTTGGTATGTCTTCTGATTCCTTTATAACTTTTATAGAGTAGTAGCATATGACGTGAAGAACCTCGTTCTCTACTCTCCACTCTATATTTCTCGCTTTAATAACATCATGTGTACCGTCAAGTAATGTAATCGTTTCTAGTATATTGATTAGTTTCTCTGCTAGTAAACTGCACCAAGAAATCTTATTATCTTGATTATCTTTGGGATGGCATCTAACATCTATGATATAATCTCTTCTACCCCGTTTTCTTAATTCTGGTGTATGGGTTCCATTGATTTGGTGTACCATGATATATGGTTTGATTACATTTTGCTTAGGCCTATCTTTGTATATAGCGGCTATTTCCTTATTACTTAGATTATCTCTTAGCTTCTTGGTCACTGCACTGACAATGGATAAACCATTAAGCTCTGCCATTTATATCACCACCAATCTAATAAATTCCCATACTCTTTGCAAATTTAATAAACTCTGCGTCGAATTCCTTAGGCATTTCCGAGTAGATTTTATCTAGAGATATTGTCATCATGAAATAGCCATCTACCCAATCCTCACTTCCCGGTGCTGCACCAGATTTATATGGTTTAGCATGACCGTATTCAACGAATGTTGCATATTCCATCGAGTTTACGAACTCGCATTGTACATCATCGCCGACAACTCTAACGCTCTCTATCATCCAGTGATTTCTTAAATCTCCAGTATCAACTGGAGTTAAGTTTCTAACTTCCCGGATAAACTTAAGACCCTGCTTGTAAATAAATTGCTCTAACCAAGATGTAAATGAGGTTGAGAAATTCTGCATATTCTCATAAAATTTTATAAATTCTGAATAATCAAATCCTCCTCTTGCCATTAAGCACTCTCCTCCACATCTAAGAGCACTTCCTTGTGGGTTAGATATACATTAGGTAACCCTATAATGCCTCTATATGTAGCTAGAACATTACCCGACTCATCTAATCGTTCTACTATGACATAATCCCCTTGCAATATATCTGCATCTACTTTACAGAATATTTTAGGAGTGGCATTGATTGGAGTGTTATCTTGATTATAATCAGTAGGGCTTTCTGTTTTAGAGAACGATATTCTACATGGCAAATTTTCATATGAAAAAGCATCAGGCAGAACTATGCTGGTCGTACCGTCGTAATTCTCAGATAACACGTCGTGATGATAACCGGACATTCTATCAGTGAATCCAATTTCTAGGATCTTTCCAAATTGTGATAGATTAATCATAACAACCTCCTGAACCTATTCAACTGATCTCTGTAGTTCATCACAATGTCATCTAATTTAGCTTTATGAGACGATAATACCTCCTGCCTGTTAGAGCCGTTATCCTTACCAAACTTAATTAGAGTATCTCCAATATTTAAGCTGGTAATTCTGCTAGCATCTAATTGAGCATCCGGGTCTCCACTTAGAGCAGCATCTCTAGCAATTTCATATAAAATGAGGTCGATAGCCATGTTTGATATTGTATATGTCAAAGCAGCTGGAACCTTAGGTATATTGCAATAGTTCATTACAGCCTGGTTAATCTCCTTAACCGAGTATAGAATATAGTCATCTTCTATATTCTTTGCTATTATTATTTTCGGTATCTTGGACTTAATTAGCCTGACAATATCGTTATCGGTCATCAACCTCACCTCCTAAACTATTCTGCAAAGGAACTAAGAATTTTGTTTACTCTCTGTCCGTTATTAGTGCAGTCTGATAAGTCTACACCGAGTTCGGCAGCGTACTTCTTAAGTTCTGCAGTCTTCATATTCAATAAATCAGTCTTGGTAGGAACTTCCCTCTCGACACGCTTGGTAGCAACTTTTTCCGCCTTTTGTTCGACTTGCTCTACAGCATCTTGCTCAGCAGCGGTGTCGTTGGTAGTGGTAGGCTCTTCTATAGTATCCTCCTCCGTTGTGGAAGCAGGTGCTATCGGGCCCTCAATCACGATAGCACCCATTCCTACTAATTCATCGAGATCAGAATCGTCGATTTCAAAAGGAGTATAAGCAGGATACCAACGCCTACGATATTTAACGTTTGTAGGATATTGGACTCTCGCCATATTTAATCTCCTTTCTAGTATTTGATATTGAATACCTTATCCATCTGTTCGAAGGAAGGTAATACGATTTCAGATACCCAATTGATGATATTTACAGGTAATGCAATCTTCTCGGTGGAGATAGCTACACCTGTATTTACAACAGCTACAGAAGCTAAAGTATTACCAGCCATTAGATCTGCTTCCTCAGGTGTAGTTCCGTACCAGGTCTTACCTAATGTTCCGTTAGGCAATAATGTCATCTGTCCTGAGGTAGGATAGAAGAATGCATCATCACCATCTAATGTTCTGTAGGATTTATCATAAACCTGGATCTTGATTTGTGTGAAGCTTTCTACAAAGTTCTTAACCTGAGTTTCTGTTACTGGCAATGACTGCCATACATCAGAAAGAGGATTAAGGGCTTTCTTAATCTTTTCGTTTGCCATGATATCTAACCATGTACCGTAACCGATGATAGCTCTAGTTAAGGTGATACCTCTACGAGCAGCAGCACGTTTAACCTCAAGAATGTCTGCTAATGGATCACTATTTGCATGATCAGACCATGCATCAGTACCGGTTAAGGTAGTGGTATTTCTAGTCTTCCATGTATTATCTGGATCGTAGTTGTAAGAATAAGATGCAAGGGAACCAGAATCAGTAGGTGCACTGATATCAAAGGATCCGTTTGTTAAGATACCCATTCTCATAATTTCTGGGTTCAACATAGCACTATCAATGAGAGATTTAGTATCGTCATAAATACGAGCGATAATCTCTCTAGCGTAGGCGTTATTGTTAGCTTCTAAGAACATCAGTAATTGCTGTCTGTCCTCTTCACCTAATCTCATAGCCTCACGGAAGAATGGCATCTTAGTGCTTTCCGTTGATACCCCGCCTCTGTCTCTCAACGTAGGTTTGGTATCAAATGCTGATGGCATTAAAACAACTGGAAGTGAATCGTAACCTTTAATCCACTCTAGTTTTAATCCTTGTTTCTTATCTGCTGGGAATAAAAGTTCTCCCAGGAATGGAATTCTATTAGATTCAAGCTGCTCGTAATAGGAAGCTAACGCCTGAGCAGTAACTAAATCGAAAATTGAATTCATGCTTCGTACCTCCTATTCTTAAATTAAATAAATTGAATGAGTTTCAATGCTGGGATTGCTGTCTCACTTGGCTCTTCTGGTAATGCAGCCGTCTTAATGAAACCGTGAATGATTAATGCTGCAGTTTTATCACCTAAGGTAACATCTACATCATTCATGATTACACCCTCAGCTGTTTCATCGTTTGCTGGATAAATTGTACCAGCTTTTACAACCTTGCGATTGCCTACAGTAGTTGCAAGATCAGTATTTGCAGTAATTGTGATAGCTCTAGCGACATAGTGATCTGGGTATGCTAAAATACCTTTGCTAGAACCATATTGATTAGTAGTGAACTCAACCATTGATTTTTACCTCCTTATTTTTAATTAAAATAAGCCTTTTGACCATTCTCTAGTACAGACTGCATTCCATGCATACGAGTCTGGGCGAGCAGCTTACCGAATTCAGCTTCTTTACTTAATGGGTCAGAAGTTTGAGAATCTGGTGTTTTACTCTCTGGAGGAGTTTTTCCGAAAAAATTAAATCCCGGAAACTTATTCCCTTCGCTACTTTTTTGCTCTTGCTTGAAGTAGTGAGGTTTAGACTGCTTAAGAGCGTCTAATTGCTCCTTGAGACCGGACACGATCTTACCATCTTTAAAAACTAGGAGGGTCTTATCTAATTTAGGTATAACATCTTCCGGGTCAATTACGCAATC